TGGATTCTTACGACGACTCCGAGAGCATTGAAATCATCCAGGGCGCATGGCGTCAATTGGAGTTCCCGATTCATCTCAATGGGAGCGTCCCCACAGCAATCAATGCCGCGAAATTCGTCCTCTACCTGGACGGCGCAGTCTATGAGACCTTCGAGTTGGAGGGCGTTTTCGTGTATTTGGATGGCTCTCTGATATTGGCACTGGACGAATCGTTCACGGAACTCCTCGACAAGCATTATTATCAGTTTGAGCTGTGGTTCACGGACACCCTCGACAACCCCCACTTCGTCATGAAAGGCGAGTTCGTAATTAAACACACAAAGGTACGTTTCTAATGATTACAGATGCAGCAAAAAATGAAGCAGCCGACGGCGTAGTGATTGACACCATCAAACTGCATTCCGGCGATCCCGGCGCCGCAGGCACCACCAACGAGATCTCGGGAGCTTCTTCCGCGATTACTCTGGCGGCAGCTTCCGGCGGCGTAAGAGAGATGGCGTCACCGCTTGATATCTCCGTGCCTGCCTCCACCGTGTCTCACTACAGCCTTTGGGGGAGCGCTACACTGAAGAGTACAAGGGCTTTTGACACCCCCGAAGTTTACGCCGGTGCCGGTACCGCCACTGTCTCCACAGCTACCTTCACGGGGGCTTAATAAACGCAATGCGCTGGGAGCCACCATGTCGGAAACACATGATGACTTAGATCGGCGGCTGGCACGTACCGAGTCTACCGTCGATCGACTCTACGAAAAAATGGGGAGTGTCGCCGAAGATGTGGCCAAATTGCTGCAGACGGCCTCCAATCCCGCACAGCAAGATGAAGTACGTAGAAGATTAGCCCGGTTGGAGCTCTCCGAAGAGAAGCTTGAAAAACGCCTGACTCACATGGCGGACATTCTTTCCAGACTTTCTCAGTTGGTGGAGATTCACGCCACGATAGCGCCGGAGGTCCAGCAGATGAGGATTGACCTCAGTAACGCTAAACTGGTTCAAAAGGGCTATATATGGGTGACCGGTGTGGTCTCCTCAAGCGCTATTGCTATCGCACTCACATTCCTATCTGAGAGGCTTCTTTAATGCTCACAACAGTTCACTACGTAAGCTTGTTCGTCTACCTGTGTGTACTCGCGCAAGCGGTGGTTGATCTGTCACTTCTACGGAATTGCAAGAGAGCAAAAGGCGGCCTTAGGGTCGCCATCTCCGCTTTTCTGTGTATTGCAGTGTTACAATCTCTCACTTTAATGTATCTTCAGTTCAGCTTGGCCGGCCACACCGTCGAAACATCGTGGGCGTGGTGGTCTATGAACATCTTCAGTGGTCTTTCCTTGTTCATCTACGTGGTGACCATCCGGATATTCCTGGAATGGAAGAGTAAAGACGACTTTCAAACAAATGAGGTAATGCATGGTCACTCAGCTTAAATCAGCTAAAGAAATCGAAGACGAGCAGAAGCCGGTGTTCGTCGCCGAGGTGGAGGAGCCAAAAGCCCCCGAGCCGAAGGTCGCCCCGGTGAAACCCGGTAAGAAGCTCACAACACTCTCCGATCCCATCCCCGCGCATTGGTCATTTTTGCCTTACGACGGCGATGAAGTGATTGCCACGTGCTGTACTTCCAATGAGGTCTTTCGAGGCACAATTGCCGAGTTCAACGAAGCTCTCCGTAACAGCTGACATAAGCGAGGCATTTAATGGCTACTCTATCAGGAGCCTCCCCGAAGACCGTCGGCGATCCCACCGATGCATATCTCTCTCTGAAACCTATCTGGGAGAAGAATCACGCCATTTGCGGCGGGGAGCGTTACGTCAAAGCTAAAGATCGGCTTTTGGATCTGGCAGGCTACACCAACTTGCTGATCCCTTTCTCCCCTTCGATGTCGCAGAGGCAGTACGATTTCTACAAAGCAGAAGCAGAGCTGCCCGGCATCGTGTCGCAATTCGCGAAGATGCTCATCGGGTCTCTTCTTCGCAAGCAACCCAGTCTCACCTTAGCGGAAGGTATTTCCGACGAGGCAAAAGACTGGATCATGGAAGAGTTCGGCATGGACGGTGCTCCCATCACGGCCTTCCTCAGAGAAGCGCTGTGGGAAGAGATGAAGACGGATGCCACCTGGGTTTACGTGGGCTATCCGAAAATCGAAGGCGCGGCAGATCTGACTCGCGGGGAGCGAGAGAAATACAAGCCAGCACCTGTGCTGTGGAACGCCGAAATGGTGATCAACGTCAGAACAGAAATCGATGATTTCGGTCAACAAATCCTGAGAAGAATCATCGTTCGCGGCTATCAAGAAGACTACCCCGACGAAGATACCTTTCATCCTGAACTAGTGGAGACACTGTGGGTTCACGAGCTGAACCCTGAAGGGTATTATCAGATCCGTATCTTCAGCGAAGCTTCGAAAAGTGAAGTTGAAACCATCAACGGCGCGAAGCAGCGGAACAATACCGCCAAGCACTTCCTTTACAGGGAGACGGCAGATAACATCCTCAAGAACGGCGAGAGACTGACATTCATACCGGCGTGGCCTTTGAACGGCAATTACGCGCCCAATGAGCCTTTTCTCACACCGTTGGTGGACAAGGAAGTGGCGCTGTATAACAAGATCAGCCGTCGAAATCATCTCCTCTACGGCGCGGCCACGTACACGCCCTGGGTGGCTTCGGATATGACCGACGGCCAATTCGACGACTTTGTGTCCAACGGTCTGGGTGCGTGGCTCAACCTTGAAAAGGATGACAAAGTCGGTATCTTGCAAACACCGAGTGACGCTCTGGAAGACATGGAGCGCACCGTCGCCTCCGCCATTGAGGAGATGGCGCGTCTGGGCATTCGCATCATGTCCCCCGAGACACAACAGTCGGGCGTCGCATTGATGATTCGCAACGCCGCTCAGACGGCTCAGCTGGGAACACTGAACCTGCAGACAAGTAATACAATGCGCCAGGTGATCGCGTTCATGCTGGAGTGGAGATACGGCAAAGATGTGGGTATCGCAGATGTCACATTTAAGATGTCTTCCGACTTCGAAGCAGGACAGATCGGCGCTGACTGGTTGAGATTGGCAACTGAATGGTACGAAGCCGGCCTCATCCCACGTAAGATCTGGCTGTCTCTCCTTCAGCAGAACGACATGCTGCCTTCCGAGTATGATGACGAAGAAGGCCAAGAAGAAATCAACGCCGATGATCTTATCGTCAAAGAAGAATCCGCCCCCTCATTAGAAAGGTGACATGAATGGCCGTTACAGCAAATGAAGAATTACGCGACAAAGCAGTAGATCGAGCCGCGATGCTTCGCAGATATGAGAAGACAGTTCAAAGTAAGGTGTTCTTGACGCTGGACGGCCACACACTGCGCGTGGATAAGCTGCTCAGAGAAGCCAACCTCTCTGACAAGGGCTTCAGGCGTCTCCGCGACGCCATCGACGAAGAGTTGACAAAGACGTATAAAGAGATCTATCAGACGTCTAAGCGGTCTCTGCTGGATCTTGTCCATGACCAGATGAGTTATACCTATCAGACGTTCGAGGCCGCCACTTCTCGAGTGTGGCGTGCCAAGAAACCCTCCAGGATGATCGGAGAAGATGTGGTCCTCAATCGGCCTTTGGCGGGGAATCAGGCGCTGGAGCCAGCGTGGCGCGGCGTCCAGATGAGCGAAAAGAAACGACTGGAGCGGGTGATCCGCAGAGGCATGGCAGACGGGTCGACGGTGGACGAGATCGCCAGAAATGTCCGAAAGGGCAACGTCCACAAGATCACCCGGAACCACTCTAAGGCTTTGGTGGTCACGGCCATGACTTCTGTGAATGCTCAGGCGGACCAAGCCGTATATGAGGCAAACGCTAAGGCCATCGAAGGCTGGCAATACGTGGCCATTCTGGACGGTCGGACGACGCCGATTTGCCGCCACCGTGACGCCCAAATCTACGCCGTGGGGGACTACAGGCACCTCCCTCCGGCGCATTTCCACTGCCGCTCCACCACCACCCCGGTCGTCCGAAACTGGGCGGATTTGGGCGCTCTGGAGAACGTGGCTCAGGTGCGGAAACGCAATTTAGCGAAACTCACACCGGCGCAAAGGAACTTCTACGACGGGCAAACACCGGCGGCTGAATCTTATGACGGCTGGCTGAGACGCCAACCACTAGACCTTCAGCTGAGGCATCTCGGGAGCAGCGAAGCGGTTGATCTGTTCAACAAAGGCCAATTGCAGGGGCGTAAATTCTTCACGGACGCCGGAGAACCCGTGGGCATCAAGGGGCTTCGGCAGCTCACGGACTCCGAGTACACGGCACCTAACGACACCGTCAAATTCGCCAACGCCAAGCGTAAGCTGGACTCCCTGCACCTGGGGATATCCCGCCCCGAAGACGTCATCGGTGACGTCGCCATGCAGAATCGCTTGAGAGAATATTATCAACTACAAGCCGGAGAATTGGATGGCACTCTATCTCTTACCAATTACAGAGGCAATGTTCTGGGCAATAAGCGCCGAACTAAGCGAAACGTCCTTACGAGCCCACCTACGGAAGATCAACTTAAGTACAACCCCATAACGGGCCGATATGAAGACGTCAGGCTGTATCAGCCAAATCCGGGAGTTTTCAACAATCAGCTGAGGCTCCTTCGAGAAGCCGAACACCTGACGGTTGCCGACAAGGACTTCATCGAGAAGTTCGTGGATTCCCTTGAGGAGAAGATGAGCGTAAATCAGCGCTCCGTGATCCTGGACAATCTCAGGATAGTGTTCACGCGTTACCGCAAGAACCCCGAACCGTGGGCGAATTTCAAGGCCGTGGCTCAAGGTGAGATCAAGTTCGACGTGATGAACATCTCTGACGCCATCGAGACAAACATTCGAAGCGATTCCGATGTTCTCAAAAAGCTTTTGCAAGACAACTATGTGGACCCCGTCCTCGGACCGACTCAGTTGGACGACTTGGGCGCCAACTTCATATCCAACATCCGCGCCAAGAATAAGTGGGAAGACGTGACGGCTCCTAAACTCGCCAAGGAGCTCTCTCCACTGCTTGAAACGGAGATACCGTTGAAGCTTCGCCCGTTGCTCTCTAAGGACGACAGAAAGCTGTTCTACACTAAGTTCGCCCACAGATTGGCCCTTGCGGACTCGCCCGACAAGGACCAGCTGGCGATCGCGCTGGGGAGAGATCTCTACAATCTGGCGGGGTTGAGCGGACAGAGAACAGCGTGGTACGAGGCAGGCAACAAGATTCTCAATTCCAGCCGCGTCGCTAAGTTCTATAAAATAGAGACCTTCGGTGTTCAGAAGCGGCGCATGAAGAGTCGCTTGAGCGGCCAGTATTTCGGTCCTTATTACGACACCTTCTCGCAGAACCTCAGGATCATTGATCCGCGCATCCGGGAGTATTCACAGCTAACTCGTAAGGTGGAGCTGGGGTTACGAGTTCCCACGACTCGTCCCGAAAATCGCCTCCTGTTCCGCAAGGGCCATAAGACTTACTTCATTAAGAACAAAGCCGGCCTGTATGAAAACACGAGAATCCCCATCACTTCGACGAGCAGCTTTTCCGACTTCCCGGAGGAGTTCATGGATGCGAGTATGGTCGATGCTCTCACGCAGGCCGGACAAGCAGAGTACCGCATCGATCCCGACTTCTATGATTTCATCAACAAGTTGCTTTACTTTGAGGATGATCGGGGAAAGGCTAAATACTATAATGGACTCAACGAATATCGCAAGTACATGGCCGGAAGAGGCGACAGCTATGAGCGCCTCAAATCGATGGAATGGCTGCGGAACGATGGGGCCGCTTTCAGCAATAACCCCTTCATCGACCATCGGGCGCGTATCTACGACAGAGGCCTGATAGGGCCGCAGTCAGGTGAGACGTTCAGACCATTTCTGAACACCGCAGAGGACTTCAATTTCAGCAAAGAAGAGTTCTATAACTTCCAAGACCAGATAGGCGCATTCTTAGGTGGCTTGGACGACAGGTTCGAGGGGCGTCACAACTCGCTGACTGTGCTCGGGAGACAAAAGATAGCGGAGAATTTCAGAGATGACATGGTCACCATCGGCAGACAGATGCGCAGTCGCAAGCCGAGAGACATGAGGGCCATCTTGGAGTCACCTATCGTGCAGCACATCGAAGCGGAGGAGCTGGGGAAATTCTTCAGATTTTCTGTGGAGTTATCCAAAATGGATGACCACCTCGGTGGCTCATATCTGGATTCAACTCTGGACACGCTATCGACCTTCCGCACAGGCCTAGCTCTGGAGCAAGATGCTTCGTCATCAGGCGCTCAGATCATCGCGTTGACCACCAGAAACAAACAACTGGCGGAACTCAGCAATGTGGTTCCGACGAACCAGAAGCGAAGGCTGTACGGCCTTGTAAAATCCCGTGAATTGCTGGGACGTCTCTAAGAGATAATCAGCAGCCAAGCCTACCCAGGAATGGGTTTGAAGGTTCAACGACTAGGATATACCCGCCAGAACGGTGGATGAAATCCGTAGGGCTCAAGTGAGCCCGAAGCGCGGGACACCTGTGAAGGTGATGATATAGTCTCGACTGCATGGTGACATGTAGATGTTCTTTGCCGAGAACATACTGGAAAATATTATGCAAATTAAAAGAATAGATGACACTAGATACGGTATTTCAAGCTGCGGTCAAGTTGTAAATTTAGAAACAGAAAGAGTCTTGCGTCAAACTTTAAACCAAGGCGGTTATTTCTGTGTAAATCTCTATGATCCCTCTAAAAGAACAGCTCGCGTGCATAAACTTGTAGCTGAGGCTTTCTTAGAAAAGGTAGAAGGCAAGTATAGTGTAAACCATATCAGTGGTATTAAAACAGAAAATGACTATACGAATCTAGAGTGGGTCACTTCTTCTGAGAATACAAAGCATGCTTATGAAACGGGGTTAATGAAAAAGGGCTCTGAAAAATCTTGGGCAAAAGTTGACGAAGAAGATGTTGAAGAGATTTTAGAGAGAATGATGAGTGGTGACAGAGATGTTGATATTTCAAAAGACTTTCCAATAAATGCAGGAAGCTTATCTAACCTTCGAAACAGACGTTCTTGGAAGCACGTCAGACCTGATCTCATCCCTCCAATTGCCTCTAGAAAAAAGGCAAACAGTCTCAATGTAGATGATATCCCTGTTATTCGCAAAATGATAAGTAGCGGCGAATCTGACACTGCGATTGCAAAGCATTTTAAAGTAAATCGTGGCTCAATATATCAAGTGCGCTCAGGAAAAACTTGGAAGAACTACTAACGTAACAACTCGGCAAAGAACTGGTTTTGCCTAACGAG